ACGCATTCTTACTTGCGAGTAAGGTATGTTGTGGGCGCTGGGTTTGAGGGTTAAATCCTCTTCGCCCGAGAGCGGGCCCCATACCTATCGCCTTAAGTCCCTGGCCTCCCGGCCATGTGGCTCAAGCCGATAGTAGGGTACTACCGTTTCCATACAAACATCATGAATAAACTTAGTTCATTCCTGATGCTGCAGGGGACGGCAGTGTCGGAAGTATTCGAGCGATCCTGGATAAAGCTGTATAGCTTTGTCCTAGGTGCTCTGAACACCCCTATGGGGTTGTTGGGAGCCATTCCGATTTTCTTCGGAAGAGTGGATAAAATCCAGCACTTTCGGGGAAAACCGGGGCTCTCCAACTACCTTAAGGAATGTACACGATGCGTTCTGAAGTACTTGGCGGGGACCCCCATTTCGAGGGGGCCTGTCAAGCTTCGGAACGGCCTGCCATTACTCCTTCCTGGAATTCTCCGGAAAGGAATAATGTCCGGCAGCATCGTGCACATTAGGGTGGCCTTGACATTATTGGCGTTTGCCAGGGTCATCTTCCACAAAGGGATAATCAAGTTCTCTAATGTAACCGACCCTTCCGATTGGGTCCTCCCCGAGGGCCGTCGGTTGGCTAGATTACAGGAAGAGATTTGATTAGCTCTGAAGGGGCTTAAGGTGTCGCCGTACCGGGTTCCCAAAACGGGCCTATCCGATGTGCTACACCGTAGCAATAAGATGGGTCCTAATGGGCATTCGGTACTGGCGGCCCATTGGGATGCTTGGGCTCTAAGGGAGAGTCCACTGTGGCAGTCCTTTACAGAACTGGCACGGCATCTGGGCCTACCTCACCTCCCTTCTCGAGTAGAGACCCTGTCCAAGATCACAGCTCACTGGTTGCGGCTCCGCCCTTCCCTTCCTGGTTTCTTACCTTGTCGTCAAATCGTATTGGGACGATTTGGTGTCAAGGAAGAGCCAGGGGGTAAGAAGCGGTTGTTCGCAATCAGTGATTACTGGACCCAGACCGTCTGTAAGGTTCTTCACGATGACCTTATGGGAAGGCTTCGTGCTTGGCCTATGGACGGTACCTGGGACCAGGGCCGTGCTTCCGATCGGGTGCGGGCGGCGACAGCAAAAGGGATCAAATGCTATTGCTTTGATCTCTCTGCTGCTACCGACCGTTTCCCGGCTCGGTTCACGGAACTGGTTCTTGGACACCTAATAGGTGCCAATGCTGCTTCCGCTTGGTTGACCCTACTGACTGAGCGGGACTATTGGTATAGGGGTAGGAGTTTCCGCTACAACTGTGGGCAGCCGATGGGTACACTATCATCTTGGGCAGCTTTTGCGCTGTCCCATCATGTAGTGGTCCAAATAGCTGCTCACAGGGTTGGGGAAAAGGGCTTATTCCAGGACTACGCTCTGCTCGGAGATGACATTGTCATCTTCGATCCAGACGTAGCCTTGGAATACCAGGATTTCATGTCCTGGCTTGCTGTGACGATAAATCACGACAAGTCAGTCGTAGGAGCGGGCCTCGCTGAATTCGCGAAACGCCACTTCTACCAAGGCCATGAAATTACTGGGGCTCCAGGCAAGCTCATCCGCTTGGCAGGATTGTATCCATCAGGACTTCGTGTCCTTGTGGAACATCTCCTCCAACGCGGGTGGGACTTGTCTTTGGAGTCGGTCCTTGCCTCCAGCGCCCTTCAAACCGATATGTTTCGGTTTGAAAGGTTGTGGCGCTACTTCCTTGTCTCCTTAGCAGGACCCGGAGCTCCATTCTCACGGCAAGCGCTGTGGGGCGGACTCTGGCGTTCCTCTTGGGAGCCCCTATTAGGGGTTGTCCTCGGAAGTTCACCGGAGTTTGGTCCGGCTACCACCGCTTCAGCCTTGTCAAACAATCTTCCGATTGTCTGGCAGGATTGGAGTGATCTGGGTCTTGTTCGCTGCTTCGAAATTCGTTGAATTCGAAGAGCGAGAGAGACTTGGGTACGGTGGCGCGAATCTTTGGAGGCTAGCTATGACTCCCTCGTTCGAGGGTGGATCATATCTGGCCAACAAGAGACGCTGGCGGTTGAGTCTGTACCAGAGGTCGACCTTCGTATGGGTCGAGACCTGGTAGAGGCGAACCACCCAGCGAGGTCTATTATTGATCAGCCACTCACCGAGGGGGTGAGTGACTGGGATATAACTGACCTTTCGCGCCCCGTGAAACAGTCGGATCGACCCGTGATGGCAGTGGTTGGTATAGCTCCTTCCGGAGAGGCACAATTGCTTCATCGAGCGTCGGATGACACTCGTTTTGCAGTTGATGTCCTTCGGTCGGTGGCTACTACCATTCCACTGTTGGTGGAGTGTCCAGATGCCCGTGAGGCCATCGCCGATGGTCTACTATACGAAGTAGCCCAGGACTGTGAGGCTGTAAGGGATCCTGGTTGGCAACCTACTCCAACCCCCTTCGCGGGTCGGAAACGACGTCCGTGGAGGTAGCGTTGGGGCCGCCTTCCAGTACCTGCACATAGCAGAGCACCGAAAGGTCCCACTAAAGGGGTCGTGGAGTTAGTCGACTTATCGCCCTCGGGTCTCCCCGGGTTGGATAAGTGGAAAACCTCCAGACTCCCTTTAACCCCCTACCCCGAGGCAAATATCCGAGGACGTTACACGGCCTCGTAAGGAGTTTACGGTAGTGGCTCTGTACCCTGGTGGGTAATGACCTACCAGTTTTGGTATATCTACTACCGCCTCCCCAAGAGTTACCGTCTATGACGTTCTCGGAGGGGCGCCTCGGGTGAC